CATAATTATAAATTGGATTCAAGTTGAACTTATGAGACGACGAATTCAATTTATAATTATGATGGTTCGCTTGTGAACCATCATAATTATAAATTGGATTCAAGTTGAACTTATGAGACGACGAATTCAATTTATAATTATGATGGTTCGCTTGTGAACCATCATAATTATAAATTGGATTCAAGTTGAACTTATGAGACGACGAATTAGATTCAAGTTGAACTTATGATACGACGAATCTAATTTACCAAATAGTTAACATATCGTTTTTATTGACGAACATTTTATTGCCTGATTTAATATTAAATACTTTTTGGAACGTTTTTTGATGTTTTAATGGTATATTTACACGTAAATGTGCTGATGAATGTGGATCATTTAATTTATGTTCTTCTTCTGCCTCTGTTCGTAATAAATATTGCCAATGTTCAGCATAATATTTATAAAAATTTCTTACATTATCGAGAGTAAGTTTATTATCAGATTTATAATTTAATGCGTGTAATGGTATTACAACAGAGCCAAAATCAGCTATATTTTCTCCTGCTGTTAGTTTTCCATTAACACCTTCGCTATCATAAATTTCAATGATCTTATTAACTTTCTTTTTAAAATTTTTTTTGTCAGTTTCGTCCCACCAATTATTAATGTTTCCATTTTCATCAAATCTTGACCCCTGATCATCAAACGCATGTATTATTTCATGAGCAATCACACTTCCAATATTAGCATAATTGTAAATATCAGATCTTGATAGATCTAAAAATGGTGGGAACATTATTGCCATCGGAAAGATTATTTCATTTTGTGTTGGATTATACAATGCGTTAACAATGAATGACGGAAAATTCCATTCGTTTGGATCTATTTTCTTATTTATTTTATTTAACGCATATTCGAAATTATTTTTGCGTAATAATATGGTGTTAAGTATAATACTATCATTTAGAGTAACATGATTGTAATCACGTGGGTTTGATTCACTATAAGATAATTTTAATCGTATTTTTTCTAATTTTGTAATTGCTTTTTGTTTTGTTTCATCACCCATCCATGACAATTTTATTATTCTTTCGTGTGTCGACTTTTTTATGTTGTTCACTAATTCTTCCATATATTTACGTTTCTTATCATCGAAATGTTTTTTTGCAAATATTCTACTCAATGGATCATATAATAATGTACATGTGAATGATGTCGCTTGTGTTAATAATGGTTTATGTGTTTTTTGACCTTTAATTGTTTTAATGAAAATATCAAAATGAAGATCTTTTAAATGTTTAGTTGTTAAATGCATGTATGATATAATTATTTGATATTTAAAATAATTCTTCCATTGTTCGACTGAATATTCATGTAACAAACGTTCTAACTGTTTAAAATAATTAGTATTCATATCCATATTATGTTCCATTATTATCGTCTTAAAACTATCTGACATGACATTATTATTTAATTGTTGTAGTGTGTCAAAAAATGATTTTAAATATAGTTTCGGATATATATTAATGACATCATCATATTTATATTGATGATAAACATCATTAATATTTCGCTTAGTTTCATTTTCCATCAATATAATTGATAATTTAGTTTCGATATCAATTATTAGTGACGCCATTTTTTCTATTTCATTATTTGATAAATCCGTAAAAAGTTCCTTATACAGTTGGCAAATAAAATTATAATACTTTTGTTTGACAATCATATCCTTGTAATATTTTTTATTCGGTAATCCAACCGATGGTTGGTTAATATATAAAATATAATCAGAACTTGAAAATATATTAGAATCAATCGTAATATCAAATAAAATATTAACATTTATTGATAATAATAATGTTGATGTACTAATTAGATCAGGATAAGAAATTATTTTATCAACAATACTTAAAATATCCATCATCTCACGTAAACAATTTGACTCTTTATAATTTTCATTTAAATATGATTTAAATAACTGTGTTGCAAGTGGGTACTCATTATTTTCAAGCATATTTTTAAGTTCATCATTAATATTCATCTGTGTTTGTAAAAAATGCGTGTATCTTATTTCGTCATCAGGTATTTTATTATTCATCAACCATTCATAATTTATATATTTATAAAAATCATCAGAATATTTTGGTTTGTTACTAATACTCATATATATTATTGTTATACATTAATTTTATCGAATAATGTCATCAAATAATAATACAGACGCCTCTCGCCACCATGTTTTAATAATTTTATTCCATTTGATGATTTGACATTATTTATATGTGTTGTTGGCATTGTTTTTATTATATTGATTATGTCTTGAAATTTATCATTCCCACCAATAAAATATTTAGTTCCTTGTGTTGATTCATAAAATATGACAGGAAACGTTTTATGATCACCAACATTTAATTTATCAAAAAAACTTTTTTTATCACTTGGTGCTATATTTACCCAATTTATTTCTATGTTCGCACTATTTTTCATTTTTTTAATTTTTTCCAATGTTTCAGCCGTCATAATCGAATATGGACAATCAATTTTACAATACGCAATAAGTTTTCCCATACAATATAATATTAAATTAGGTATAATTTTGATTGAAATTTTGTTAATATAAATATTATGGATATCAAAAATATAATTATATTAATTTGTATAGTTTTAGTGCTTTATTTTGCATATGTGTATTATAAAAAATATATTGATGACAAAAATAAACCGAACTTATTAAAACAAGAACAAAAAGAACAACAAGAACAACAAGAACAACAAGAACAACAAGAACAACAAGAACAACAACAACAAGAACAACAACAACAAGAACAACAAGAACAAGAACAACAAGAACAAGAACAACAAGAACAACAAGAACAAGAACAACAAAACGATACGTCATGTGAAATTGATGATAGTGAAAATGATATAATTGATAATTATATTAAATCAAATGAAAGACCACATGTTTTTTTGGACGTTTCTGTTAATACAGAAAAAATTGGTAGAATTATTATAGAATTATTTGACGATATCGTTCCAAATACAATTGAAAATTTTATATATTTAATTAAAAATAAATATAATGGATCAAAATTTCATAGAATCGTCAAAGATTTTATAATTCAAGGAGGTGATTATATTAATGGTGATGGAACAGGATCTAATTCAATATATGGTAAATCATTTAATGACGAAAATTTCATTGTTAAACATGATTCAAAATACATTGTCTCAATGGCAAATTCAGGACCAAATACAAATGGATGCCAATTTTTTATAACATTAAACCCATCATCACAATTAAATAATAAACACGTCGCATTCGGTAAAATTGTTGGTGATGACTCTGAAAATGTTGTTGACCAATTAAATAATGTGTTAGTAGACATAAATGATAAACCGATCGCAGATTGTGTTATAAGTGATTGTGGTGTAGTGTAAAGAAAACCATCACTCCTAATTGATTATTATGATAGTTTTTAAGCAAACCATCATAATAAAAAATTGCATAAGTAAGTCATTATATAGTATTTCATAAAATATTATATAATATATCATATGGATGATGCGTATGAACTTGCTATCACATGTATACCAGAATTATTAGTACCAAGCGGGAAAATAATAATAGATGGGTACATAAATAATAAATTGGTAAAAATATTAATCGATACAGGGGCAAATAGTTCCGTTATTTTTACAAGTTCAATCAACAGATTAAATTTAAATGATATTGTTGATGACGAAGTTGATATAAAATTAAATGGAATTGGTATGAAAAAAATACATAAAGCGGAAGGAATAATTTGGTACATTGAATTATTATTAGCCAATTATAATTTTCCTATCGCATTAATAGTATCAGCAAGTACAAAATTAAGTAATACAATTGATATTGTTATAGGGTCTAATTTCCTACAAAAATATGAAGCACAAATTGATTTCAAAAATATGATTATTAAATTTAGTGATAAATATGAGTTGTCGTTTGATTATAATTAATTAATATTATTTCCTTAAATGTTTAACGATCGTGATTTGTTCTTCTGATGATATATCATCATTTAAATTATTTTTAATTGATTTTTGCGAACTGTCAATGAAACGTATGACTGCTGTTATACTTAGATCTTGGTCAAATTTTATTTCCTTACCTTTTGAATCTGTAAATTTAAGATTTATTTCATTTAATTCTGTTATGACTGGAGTATATATTATTTTTTTCGATTGATTTGGTTGACCTAAAATATATTGCATGACTGGTTTCGTCTCATTAATGTTTGATATAAATATATTAATAAATTTATCATTTTTAAAGTCATAATTTTTAACACCATTATATTTATTCGATCCACTAAATTTAGTTTTATATTGTGACGGGAACCCAAGATTATTAAATAACGTATCATCATCAAATATCATATCAAATTTATTATCTGATTTGAATGTTATAATGTTACTATTTTTATTAAGTGATATTACGATTTCATATTTAGATAATACTTTATTTAATATTTCAAGTAGATCTACAATATTATAGTTTCCGACAGCAATTATTAATTCAATATCATTATTTTTTTGGTTAACAATTATCGAATCATCAATATCAGTATCAACATTATTTATTTCCTTCGTTAACTTAAAACGTAAATTATTGTTATTCGAATTGATATTATATTTCATGAACGGTAAATCAATATCCTTAAGCTCAATACTTGTCACTTTTTTACATGGCGAATGTAATGCATTGTTTAATGTGCATAATATTATTGATTCTTCAGCATTCTCGAATTTAGTCATATTTTCACCAATCATTTTTTTAATAGATGCGTCTAAATCTTGTTTTTCTTTAATCTTTGATGCAATATCTAATTGTGTCGCTTTTAAGTTTTCTACTTGTTTAACTGTTTCTTCTTTTACTTTTTCTAATTGATTTATTTTTGGATCATCTGATACATTATTTTTGATTTTTAGTAATAATTGTTTCATCCTATCCTGTAACTGTATGTTGACACGTTTAAGTTCTTCTTTTTCTTGATCTTCTTCATTATCATCATTACGTCTAGTTTTGTGATGATTGTCATCATCATTTTGTTTAATAAATTTAGATTTAACATTTATTGGTCTATCTTGTTCATCATCACTATTTTGTTTAATAAATTTAGATTTAACATTTCTTGGTCTATCTTGTTCGTCATCACTACGTTCATCACTATTTTGTTTAATAAATTTAGATTTAACATTTCTTGGTCTATCTTGTTCGTCATCATCACTATTTTGTTGTTTTATATTTTTTTGTATTTTCTTTGTGGTTTTATTAGACGACTCGTCGAATTTACGATTTATAATGTCATACATATTATCATAATTATCATTTAAATTTCCTTCTTTACTATTTTCATCATCATTTTTTACATTTCTATTATTTCTTTCATTATTGTTTCTTTCGTCGTTTCTTCCATTGTTCTTCTCATTATTGTTTCTTCCATTGTTCTTCTCATTATTGTTTCTTTCATCATCATCTTTTGTATCTCTATGTTGTGTTATTTTTTTAAATTGATCTTCAATATCAGTATTTTTTGCTGTAAAAAATTTTCGTAATTGTGGATCTTTTTCATTGATTCCAGTATTCATAATATTTAAATTTCCTTCACCTTCTTCGACATCATCATACGAGCTGAACCCCCGATTCATTGTGCTTGGTAATTCATTTGATCCAATAATACCAATTTTACTTTGTGGGTTGTGGGAAAATTTTAATTTTTTATTATTCAAATCGGCACTCCACGAAAATTTTTTTTTTTCAAAATCACGTGATTCTGTTTGTGGCTTTAAAACTTTGTCCTGATCCTGATCATCATCTTCTTCGTTTTGATTTTGATTTTGATTTTGATTATTATGTTGTCTTCCATTATTTCTTGAATGTTCCATCGCTTGAATTTTGTTTGATGTGTCATCATCATCTTGTCCCCTCTTTTTAATTTTCATCGTAAAATTTGGTGTTGGTGGGCGTTTATTGCGTTCACCCATAAGATTCATTCTTTCTTCTTCGATACGTTTAAAACGATCTTCTATTGTTTCATCTTCATTACTATCTCTATTCGTTCCTTTTCCAAAGCCTCTATTATCGTTATCATTAGATCTTTGTTTGTCTGTGGTTTTATTCCCAGATGGATGTGCACGTTGTGAGATCATATTTGGACGTCCAGCTAATAAACTACTACGTTCGAATGTAGCTTGTGAGAATTTATCACCATCGAAATGTTGATCATTTGGATCATTACGTTGTGTGCGTTGGATTGGTTTCTGTGGATAATTTACTTTTGTTTTTTTATTTCCGGTACTTTCTTTTATTATTTGATCGACGATTGTATTTGTTATTTCGTTAGCATTATTTTTATTTATATATTGTTTATATTTATCAATTTTGTTAAGTATATTTTTAACGATGTATTCTCTATTATCTTCTGCTATCTTAACTTGTTTTTTTACTTTAATTAATACATTATTTGCGATTACGCGTATTGTGTTTGACATATCAGACATTTTTATATTAATCAATAAAGGAAATTTCCATCAAAATTAAACTAATTTCATTTCATATTTTTTTTTTTCCTATTCTCCATGATCATAACTAAATCTAACATATCATCATTATTAACTTGATCGGTTGTCATCTCCTTATATAATGGTATCGGTTTTGGAATTGGTTCGTCCATTTTTTTGACAATCGTTTTATTTGAATCATCAATAAAAATATCTTTCTTATTATTTTGTTTTTTTGGTACAATCTGCTTAATAAAAATCGATTTATTTTTTGGAGAGTCTGAACTATCAATAAAAACATCATTTTTATCTTTTTTACATTTCGTACTATTTATAAATATTTCATTACTATCAGATGAATTAGTTGATGACGTTTTTTTAGGTATCTTATTTGTGGTCGTTTTCAAAAATGTATCATTCGATAATCTCTGATTTAAAATATCTTCTTTTGCTTCATCTAAATGTGATCTATAATATAAAACTCTATCCCAAAACTGTTTATATAAATGTTTATTATCGTCAAACCATTTTTGTTGTCTAGTAACTAGTTCGTTATGTGATGTCATTAGTTTCCAATAAACAATCCTACTAAATTTATAATCTTTAGTAATTTCTGGATATTGGTTATCTAAATCTTTAATTGTATCGTTAGCCCATTTAATATTTTCATCATTAGTCATTAAAAGTGTTGGTGGATATATATATTTTCCATACCATATAACCATATCACCCTGCGGTACAACGGATCTATCAATTGGTAATAATTCAATAATTGCCCCCTTTCTTAATCTCATATCCATTCTTGATTTAATATGATCAACATTCACAAGAGTATGTTCGTCTTGATTTTTAATGAAATTTTCTGTATGTGATGGATCATCAACTGGGTCCTTAATAAATTCGTCAACTGTTTTATATTCAGTGATATGGCATTGCCAAAAATGACAATCCGGTAAATTACAACATTCTAATTGCACTTGAACTTGTATCCAATAATATTCAGGTATGATATCTCCACAAATTTTTCCCTTAATTAATATTACTCTTGATGGTGGGCACTTAATTTCTAACATAATCCCTAATAACGGATTTATTTTTCCATCTAACGTTAATGCCATTGATATACCATCAGGACTAGCTCCTAAATAAGAAATCGTTGGATGTTCAATCAATCCAAATTCCCCAACTTTAGTGTTATATTGATGTTCATATATCATATTTGCTATTTTTTCATATTTTTTTCCATGGTATACAAATTTATTTTCTTTAAATTTTTCCCCCAATCCGACTTTATCTAATAGTATAGCTTTAATTGTCGACCCAGAATGATGGCATCTCCCAATCGCTGCACCACAACTACTAGCTGTCAACATTTTAAGTCTTTTTGCGAACCATTTATCTGATTTCTGTGCTGGTTGTTCTAAACCCGCTAAATGTTCATAGATCGCAAATAATCTTTTTTGTTCTTCATCTAATAAAAGATCAAAAAAGATTTTTCGATGTTCATCGTAAAATGCATCCCGTTCTTTACATGTTTTAAATCGTAAATTAGTGAAATCAATAACATGCGTACTATTATTTAATTTATTGATATCATTTTGTTTGATCTCAATAGTAAAAGATTTCATTACAATCAAATCATCAATTTTATCAACCAAATATGAAAGCTCAGGATAAAATATATCAATCGACTGTTTTACCAAAAATTTAAAATCATGAAACGTTTTATGTGTGAATAAATAATCGTCATCATCTGAAAAATAACCATATACTGTTTTAATTATATGATTTAAATTATTAACATCTGTTTCATTCATTAGATTGCTTTGTTATATGTTATTATATTCTAATGTGTTTATAACATATAAATAAAATATTCAATTTTTTATTTATTCAGTTCGGTTGTGACACTACCGAACTGAATATTAAACAATTATATGCCAGTTTAGAAAGCGTGCTTTCTAAACAAATGCAATTTTTTATTTATTCAGTTCGGTTGTGACACTACCGAACTGAATATTAAACAATTATATGCCAGTTTAGAAAGCGTGCTTTCTAAACAAATGCAATTTTTTATTATGATGGTTTGTTTACGAACCATCATAATAATAAGTTAGGTTCGAGTCGAAATTATGAGACGATGAATTCAATTTTTTATTATGATGGTAACTTATATATGGTTAACTAATTATATAACGGGCGATGTATGCATCTGGTGAATTTATCATGTTTATTATTTACATCATTAATGACTAAATGATATAAAATAAATGTGTATGATAAATTCACCAGATGCATACATTGCCAGTTTCAATAAATTAATAGTAAAAGTATATTTTTTATGATGTATCTCATTCACGATAACATTAAATTTTATATATTCGCCTTATGTTCTGCGACAGGTGTTCGACATACTGGACACATATAATTACTTTCCAACAACCATTTATCAATACATTCGGAATGAAACACATGATTGCATTTAACACATCTAACTTTATCTGTTTTTTCAAAATTACATTGGCAGATAGTGCACATTTCATTTATTTTTTTAATGTTATCTGATAAATTTTCATAATCAAGAATTGGAATCTTATCTAATTCTTCTTTAGGAACAGTTAATTTAATGGAATCATTTTGTTGAAGTGGTATCTGCATTTGTAATAATAATGGGATGTCTTCTGGATTTATTGGCATTGACGCAATTACACGAAGATTACCGCCATATGATTGTGGTATATCAACACCAATCCTAATATTTGATGCATTAAATATATTGTCATCATTTTCTGATTCCTCTGTTGTTTCACTATCATCAAATGTATCATCTTCATTTTCTTTTTTTTCTACGTTGTCTTCTTTTATTTCATTTTCTTTGTTTTCTTCGCCACTATTAATATTATTTCTATTTAAGTTCAAAGTATTTGATAGTGATTCGAATAAATTCATCGCCATATGCATACTTTGATCAAATTCTTGTTGTTGGTCAAATTTTATGTAATACATAGTTATTATCGCACGTCTAACATGATCCATTATAATATCAAAATTATCTGGAAGGTTATTAAAAATCATATGATTTGCGATACCATTATAAATTTCTTCGAACGTAAAATTATATTGTGGATCACTTAATTTTTTAGCTGTCTCAAAATATAATTGTTCTTTTGAAATATCGTCTGGAAAATCTTGATAAATATTAGGAATAATAGTATCTTCAATTAAATTTATTATATTTTCATTAACGATATTATAGGACGTATCTGCTAAAAATAATAAATTTTGTGGGTAATTTTTATTATTAATCATTTGTATAACATCATCATTGTTCATAGGATTCGGATCAATGTCATTTATATTATTTTCACTATTGTTACTGCTGTCCATTGTATTTAAGATATATTATATAATAGTATTATTTTAATTTAATTTTTCAATTTTTCCGTTGTCTTATTATAATGATATCAAATATATTCGAAACATCAATTAAACAATTAATAATTTATTTTGTCAGTTGTTTAATTATAATATATATCGCAACTGTTGCGAAAGCATCTAATAATTTTTCATATGTATATATTGCTTCATTGATACTCATTGTTTATATTGCATATCAACAAATTATTAAAAAAGAACGAACTGAAAGTAAAGTCAATATCAGAATTGATAAAATAAATTTATTAGGATTAGATAAGTCATCATTAATAACAAGGGATGATAATCTTATTGATATACTTTATGATGGAAAATTTATTAGACAAAAATCTAATAAAATATACAATGATTTACTTAACTATATAGAAACATTTTTAATCACATATGAATCATTGAAGCGCAATAAGAATGATATATTTTTGAATCCAAATGATATGGTTAAACCATTAAAATTAACTAAAGTTCATAAAAATATATTAATAAATGATTTACGTGACCAGTTAGAAAGAATAATGAAACACATAGGAAGTTTCGTTCATATAATGCCACATGAAACAAATTATTTAGATGGTTATTATAAGTTTTGTCAATTATTAAGATCACATTTAAGTAGATATTATAATAGGATATTATCCGACAACAATTTTGAAGATCACACATCACAATATTTATTAAATAGGTCGTCAGAAAATAAATATGATTTTATTTGGTGATCCAATCTCTATACTTAATTATTGATATGTATAACATGACCATAATCAAGATGATGATAAATATTGATATTCGTCTATAATTTTTATTCACAATTTTACTTAGTTTCCCAAAACTAAAACCATCTATACTAAAAATCTCAACAATCATATCGAAAAAATCTAAAAATAATGCACTTTTAAATTGTCCAATCGTCAAATCATCATGGTCAATGTTTACATCTTTAATTTTTAATAATCTAATTTTTTCGCGCGTTCGACGTAATTCTCTTGCAATATCATTCACTTTATTAACTTGTTTATTAAATGAATTTAAATCAAATACTCCGCCATGTATATATTCATCAACCCTAAATTTACTTTCAAGTTTATATTGATCTGACAATAATTGATCTATTTTCTTAAGTTGAACAATATTACTTTCAACATCCGGAAATTTATATTGTCTAAATTCTAAATAATCCATCTATATAATATAGTCGCATTTTTATTGAAATATAAAAAATTAAAACGTCGTTTCGTAAACTCAACTTAATCCCAATTTTTATATAGATAGGTCGTTGCTAGTAACGACCTATCTATATAAAAATTGAAATAAAAAAGTGTAAGAAATATAAATATATTATAACCTATATAATATATTAATAATGCTTCCTATACGATGTTTTACATGTGGTCATGTTTTAGGTCACCTCGAAATAAAATTAGAAGATGGATTAAATGAAATAGATAATAATACTAAATTATCTGAAGATCAGAAAGCACAACATAAACGTGATTTAATAGATAAACTTTACGGTGATATTGATAAACCAATTGATGAAAGTTTAAAAGATATTGATGATGATAAAAAATTATCTAAAGAACAAAAATTGACGGCAAAATTAAATTTATCGAACAAACAAAAAAAATGGAAAACACGATATTGTTGTAGATCACGATTAATAAGTTATGTTGATCTAATTAAAGTTGTTATTTAATTATTCCCGATTTTGTTAATAATTGTTTTACTTTTATTAAATCACTTTTATATTTAGTATTTTTTTCTTGTAACTCCACTATAATATTTTTTAATTTTATAATTGTGTTTCTATATCCATTAATTTCTGTATCTTTGATATCAAGCTCATTCTCATAAAATTTTTTAATTTCGTCAGATGACATTTTTTTATAAATAATAGCATTTCCAAGTTGTACAGACCATGTGATTTTTCCATTTGATAAAACTATATATTTACCACCAGCATCAATATTAATTATTTTTCCGCCATATCGAAATAATTTTTGTTTAATATTTCCTTGCTTAATGATTTGATAATATCTTATTTCCATCATGAGACGTAAATCTTTATTATCAGTGACTTCTTCATATTCTTCCAATAAAATATCAATATCTTCTTGATTTAATTTACTTTGGACGTTGTCATTCAAATTATCATATTTTTTATTTTGTATTCTATTAGGTTTTTTATTCATTATTAATATTATGATAAAATCTTTTTTATATTTATTAAATATAATAAACATTATATTATATTTAATCATCATCTCTAAACGTAATTTTTCGTTCTTTTCGTTTCGCTATCGCATAATTATCCATATTTTTTTTTAATTCATGTCTTTCTTTTTCTAGACGATCTTGTAGTTCTGTGTTATTTACATGATTATTTAATATGATATTAACATTATTTACCTTCTCTATTTTTTTTGCGTAAATTGTATATTTAAGAAATCTCATGTTCCAATATATGTTAGTTTTTAACACCAAAATCATGTTGACTATTTTATCACTATTTATAATATTTATTAGGAAACCACCATTACACATTTTTTCTTTGACTCTTTTAGTGCCTTCGTCATAATATTTTTTAATATATTTGATATGCATTCCAGGTTTCAAAATATTAACATTGTCTCTAGTTATTAATATATAATCATTATTTTGGTTTTCATCATTATTATCGATTAATGATAATATTTTCTTCCAGTCCATTACTATTTGAATCTTAGAAAATTATTTTTATCATTTACGAACACTTTACAATTTTAGATGGATCACAAATTTCATCATTTTCTGTATCGTCTTCAGTTTCATCTTCATAATCATCGTCATCACTTTCATGTTCGTTATCTGATATACAATCATCTGTGTTTATGATAGAATTATTATCTTTAATTTTTTCCAATATTTTGTCATAAATTATATTGTCAGCAAACATACCATCATACATAGTTGATTTAGTGTCTTTTTCAGTTATCGATTGTTTAATTTCTACATATTTTTTAAATTCATCTTCATCATCCAAATGAGAATATTCTCCATCTTGTTTTAATTTTTGGAAAATTATAAAATTGGTTTTGAAATCAATTGGTATATTATCAATATCTCTTTTCTTTTCTGATATCTCATTCATAAATATATTAAATGTATTTTTATCGACTTTAAATTTACGTAGATCATTATCATGTTTTTCTTTTTTTTTTTTATGTTCTATTTCGAGTAAACTACATTTATGTTTGCTGTCAAGAAATTCATTCATTTGTTCTTCATATTTAATATTTTTCGTATCAATATTCTCTTTTTCTAACTCAATTTGTGCACGCAATCTATTAATTTCTTCATTTAAAATTTTATTATGCGGATGTTCTTGTTTTTGTGTTTTTTGATGTTCTTGTGCTTGTCGTTTTTTAATTAATACTCTTTTTGTTGTTTGATTACGTTGGTTATTTTTAGTGCTGACATCGCTTTGTTTTATGTATATATTTTTATTCATATTATTTATTTCAGATGAATCAATCGAGTGTTCGTCTGATTGTTCGTATGGAATAAATACATTAATATCAGATTCATTATCTCTCCGTAATAATACTTCTAATTCGAATTTTATTCGTGATATCGTAACATTATTAATATTTATTTTCATATTTTTTTCATCATACAGGTCAAGTGTTTTAGAATTAATATGGTAAGAATTTATTGGGTAATTATTATCATATTCTGTGATCTTGATATCATTTATAATATTTATTTTATTTTTGTCACAGTACAATATGATTCTGATGAATGACATTATTGTATGATACATACATTCTAATGCATCACAAACAGCTAATATATTATCATTTTTTGTTACAATAAAAACCATTATATATTATACGTTATCATCTTTTTATATCCGCACAAACGAATTATATATTTATCAAAAAAAGTTGATATTTTATTACATTAAACAGATTTGATATATTATAATAGTATCTATATATAATGAATCCTATTATTCCTAACACCAGCCACAGTCCAACTAACAAAAAATATTATAAAAGATATCATAAAACTGATGTAAATAAGTCGCGACATCAACAATTTATGCAACAATTACAACAATTACAACAAACTCAACAAATTAATCATATTCAACAAATGCAACAATTAAATCAATTGCAACAGTCGCAACAGTCACAAGAATTACAAAAAATGTTGACACTACAAAAGCAACATACATTAAATCCTCACGCGAGTCCATTTACGCCGAAACAAAATAATGTCAATCAGAAAGAAAAACAAAATAGGATCGAATTCATTAATTTGGACATTGCCGATGTTATTAAATCAGACAAACCATGTAATTGCCCATCTTGTCAACGTAAACGATCACATGAGCCAAATAAAAATCAGATGACTAATATAATTGATGGACAAAATATGATGTCAAACAAATCTGAAAAAAATAATTCAAATAGGTTGGAAGATGTTTTTAGGGCATTATTAGGGTTACAAGATACAGGAGAAAACGATGAAACAGATGAGGAAACAACTAAATTAAAAGTTAAAACATTCGATTTAACTGCGGAGTATGAAGAAATTCCTAAAAAAATTTCAACGATTGATGATTTGATTGAATTATCAAAATTATATGATGAAACTAAACCAGAATTAATGAATAAATATACGTTTGATCTTAAACGATTAGTCGCTATGAAAGAACCGTTAATCGAACTTAAAAACATGATTGGGATGGAAAGCGTTAAAAAATCTATCGTAAGACAGATTTTATATTTTTTACAAAGCATTGAAGAACAACAAGATATGTTACACGTTGTGATTACCGGATCGCCTGGAACAGGTAAAACTAGTTTGGGTGTAATTTTAGCGAAATTATATCACGCGATGGGTATTATAGATAGTAAAACATCGACAAATCCATTAACTGGGAAACCAGAAGATTTTACATTCAAAATTTATAAACGTGCTGATTTAATTGGACAATATTTGGGTCATACTGCAATCAAAACACAGAAAGCTATTGACGAATGTTTAGGAGGTGTCATGTTTTTAGATGAGGCTTATTCGTTGGGTCATGATGAAAAATCAGATATATATACGAAGGAATGTGTTGATACTATTAATCAAAATCTTTCAGAGAACAAGAAAAAATTTATTCTTATTATTGCTGGTTACGCCGAACAACTCGATAAATGTTTTTTCGCACATAATGAAGGTCTTAAACGAAGATTCGCATTCAGATACGATATTGAGAAATATACACTAGTTGAGTTATCTAAAATGTTGGAACTTAAGATTAAATTGAGTGGGTGGAATTTGGATAGTACTGTTGGAACAAAAGATATTTTGAATATTATAGATGGGTCTGAAAATATGTTTAAAAATTTCGGTGGTGATATCGAATCTTGGTTGTTCCATATCAAAATCGAACATGGTATGCGTATATTTGGTAAACACCCAAAACTTCGTAAAATATTAATTTTGAATGATCTTAAAAATGGTTTAGATCAATTTAAAATCGCAAAAGAAAACAAAATAGAAAAGAATAAATCTGAAATGGATAAAATAATCGCGTCAACATTATATATATAAAAAACATTTAATATACGCGTAAATTATTTTATGATATATATAATATAATCACTAAATGTCAGAATCCATCCCTATTAATTCAATCGAAGGATCAGAAACTTTTGACGACTTAGATAGTTACAGTCGTAGTCGTAGTCGTAGCCGAAGCCAAAGTCGCATGTGCCCATACTGCAAATGTGCTCATTGCAATTGCAGACGTGGAAAGAAATTACGTGCATTACGTCGTAAAATGTGCCGTAAAATGTGCCCACATCGTAAATGCAACTGTGGTATGTTAGTTAAAATTATGCTTGGTCTTATTCTTGCATATATTATTTATGTTGGATATCAAAACATGGATAAAATTAGAGCTACATTGAAAGTTTAAATTAAATTAATATATTATTTTAATTTAAACAATAAACGATTGACATAACTATAACTATAATTATGTTAAAAGATAAAGGCGCGTTGATGCAATTAGTCGCGTTTGGTGACTCAAATTTGTATTATAATTATGATTCAGCATTAAATGTAAAACAATTAAGTGCAACATCAAATCATGATTTATTAATTGACTATGATACCGATGCAATCAAATTTCATACAATTATAATTCCGACAGATGTCAATATTGATGATATCACTTCATTCACAATTAAATGCATATGCAATGATAGTGCAGTAATCTTATTCGAAATACCATTCAGACTATTATATGATTTATCGGTTAAAAAAATTAAGGGTGATAAAACATGTATCACGTTAAATGATAGCATCACAAATATATTTGAAATTAATGAATATGATGAATTCCGTAAATATGTTCAAAGTTTACCAAAGGATCAATGCCATGACACACATAACTTTAAACATAAAAATAAAATTCAGGAAAATTATATGATGAATTATAATTTTCCGCTTGTAGCTTTATATAAAAGTAAAATTAGTTTATTTATTACATCGAAAATAGATATAAAATATGATGTATTAATTCAACGACAATTTTTAAACACACAAAAAAGACATCATGTCGCGTCAAATGATCATGGATACTATATAAATTCTTTCGGACATCAATCATTTAATTATCAAAATTTCCAATTTGTAGGAGATCATCCAACAACAGGATTATTTATAAAAACGAAAAATAAACTAACGAACTTTAAATTAAATTTGAATGATATTGAATTAATTAATTATGATGAATTAAAAATTGATGTATTGACAGAACTAATTATTGATCAACCTAATAATTATTTATATTGGATTCCATTTGAACCAAACAAAAAATGGGATATAGATAATTATTCTAGCGATCCACCATGTTGCATCATTAGTTTGAATTTGTCGAAAATATATAAAGTTAATATTGAATTAAACACTGTTGATAATATATACGATGGATGTGTTTATTCACTGTCTAAAAATATTATGAGAATATATTGTGGAATCGCTGATCTTCAATATTTGAACAATTAATTACGTTAACTCATATTAGTCCTAATTTTTTATATATCCAATATGATGTTGTCGTATTGGATATATAAAAAATTAATATTATTGCGTTAAGGAATTATTAAAGTTGAAACATCATAAAAAACATATATATTTTTTGTTAATTTAATGTAGCGGGCGACTGTGGCGATGTCATCATCTGGTAGATTTATCATTTTTATTATTTGCATCATAAACATCTATTTTATATCATTTAGTTATTTATGATGCAAATAATAAAAATGATAAATCTACCAGATGATGACATCGCCT